CCCTGACTATTTAGAGTACGAGCGCATCTTCCGTGGTCAATGGGCTTCTGAAGACAAGACCCGTGAGTCTGAGCGTAGCCGTATTGTTACCCCTGCCACACAACAAGCTGTTGAGACTCGCCATGCTGAGATTATGGAAGCTATCTTTGGGCAAGGCGACTTCTTTGACATTGAAGACAATATCCAAGATATAGGTGGAAACCCTATAGATGTTGAGTTAATTAAGGCTCAACTGATGGAAGACTTCAAGAAGGACAAAATCAGAAAAGCTATCGACCAGATCGAATTGATGGCTGAAATCTATGGTACAGGCATTGGCGAGATCATTGTCAAAACCGAGAAAGAGTACATCCCATCGACTCAGGCTATCCCTAATCAGATGGGTCAAGCCGCTATTGGTGTGATGGAGCGTGAGCGCATATCTGTCAAGATCATGCCTATCAATCCCAAGAACTTTCTATTCGACCCGAATGGTACTTCGGTCGATGACTGCATGGGCGTGGCTATTGAGAAATACGTGAGTATTCATAAGATTGTAGAGGGTATTGAACGTGGAATCTACCGCAAGGTGGACATTACCCCTACCTATGAAGATACTGACTTAGAGCCTACCCAAGAGGTTAGCCAGTACCAAGATGAGAAGGTTCTGTTGTTGACATACTACGGATTAGTACCCCGTGAATACTTGAACAACATGAAGGAAAACAAAGACATAGTTGAGTTGTTTCCTGAGAATTCTGCGGCAGAAGACTACACCGATATGGTTGAAGCCATTGTTGTGATTGCCAATGATGGTATGTTACTCAAGGCTGAAGAAAACCCTTACATGATGAAAGATAGACCTGTGTTGTCCTACCAAGACGATACAGTTCCAAACCGCCTGTTGGGGCGAGGTACAGTGGAAAAAGCCTTCAATATGCAAAAAGCTATTGATGCTCAGACTCGCGCTCACTTGGATTCACTCGCTTTGACCACTGCCCCTATGGTTGCGATGGATGCCACACGTTTACCCCGTGGTATGAAGTTTGAAGTTAAGGCTGGTAAGGCTATTCTTACCAATGGCAACCCAAGTGAGATTATTTACCCATTCAAGTTTGGTCAAAATGACCCAAATAACCTAGCAACTGCCAAAGAATTTGAACGTATGTTGCTTCAAGCTACTGGTACGCTGGATTCAAACGGCATGGTTTCTCAGTCTAGCCGTGATGGTGGTGGTATGTCGATGGCGGTTGCCTCCATTATCAAGAAATACAAGCGTACTTTGGTGAATTTCCAAGAAGATTTCCTTGTTCCATTTATCAAAAAGGCGGCTTTTAGGTTCATGCAGTTTGACCCAGAGCGTTATCCCTCTGTGGACATGAATTTCATACCTACAGCTACCTTGGGCATCATTGCTAGGGAGTATGAACAGCAACAATTCATTGGTTTGTTGCAGACTTTGGGTGCAAACACACCTGTTTTGCCTATTTTGCTTAAAGGCATCATAGGAAACAGCAGTTTGACCAACAGAATGGAGTTGATTGCCAAGTTAGATGAGATGATGCAACCCAATCCTCAACAGCAACAGATGCAACAGATGCAAGCAGAGTTGGCAATGCAAGCGGCACAGGCTCAGATTGCTGTTAACACCACTCAAGCAGAACAAAATCGTGCTGAAGCTACGAAACTGTCGGTTGAGGCTCAGTTAATGCCGCAAGAAGTGCAAGCAAAGATGAGTGCATCTTTGACTAAGAATCTACCCAATGAAGATGAAGCCAATCAGAGGGAATTTGACAAGAGAGTCAAGATTGCTGATCTGATGTTGAAGGAAGCTGACATTAAGAACAAGTCAAAGATTGTTGAGTTACAGATGGCTGATAAATTAAATGCTCAGTCACAGGTAAAACAAGACTTTCTTGAAAAACTGACCAACGGATTGAATAATGTCTAACATCAGGGAACTAATCAAAAGCATTGAGGCGGCAGACTCATCTTTTGATGAGAAGTTAGACGCTATCAACAAGATGGAAGAAACCTTGGTGGCTATGCGCCAGCAAGAAGAACAAGCCGTTCAAGACAATGTTGACTTGATTGTTGAAGCCATCAAAGTGATGGAAAACAAAGTCACTGCACAACTAGAAGTTGCCAAATCCATAGTTCCTGAAAAGGGTGATAAGGGTGACAAGGGTGATCGTGGTTTAGATGGTCGTCAAGGAATAGATGGTAAGAATGGATTAGATGGTCGGGATGGCAAAGACGGGATTGATGGCAAGGATGGTGTATCTGTAACGGACGCCAAAATTGACTTTGATGGATCTTTGATTATCAGCTTGTCAACAGGGCAAGAGATCAATGTTGGTGAAGTGGTTGCCCCTGACTTAGCAGAGAAGATCAAAGTTATTAGCACCATGTCTACCAATGGGGCGGTAGGCATCAAGGATGAGGGAACTTCAATCTCCACAGGTGTTAAGAACATCAATTTTGTTGGGGCAACAGTTACTGCCACAAACTCAGGGGATGATGTTACCGTCAACGTAAGCGCAGGAACTGGCACAGTAACAAGCGTTGCGGCTACGGCTGGTACTGGCATTAGCGTTTCGGGTAGCCCAATTACAACCTCTGGCACTCTGACAATTACAAATACTGCACCAGATCAGACAGTTGCCTTAACTGCGGGAACGGGAATTAGCACAAGCGGTACGTATCCTAACTTTACAGTTACTAACTCTGCACCAGATCAAACTGTGGCATTGACGGGGGCTGGTACGACTAGTATTACTGGAACATATCCTAACTTTACGATTACTTCCAATGATTCTGCAACTGGCACAGTAACAAGCGTAGCGGCAAGTGTTCCATCATTCTTGTCTATTACTGGTTCACCAATTACAACAAGTGGCACATTGGCAATTACATTGTCTGGTACTGCTTTACCAATAGCAAATGGCGGTACTGGAGCAACGACATTGGCAGGTGCATCTATTGCCACCTACACAGGTACTGAGACATTAACAAACAAGCGTATTGACCCAAGGGTTACTTCAGCCGCATCAGCATCTTCTTTAACACCTGATATATCGGCTAGTGATGTTTATGCCTACACAGCGTTGGCGGCAGGACTTACCATTAACGCACCAACTGGAACACCTCTTGATGGAGACAAATTAATATTTAGGCTTTTGGATAACGGCACAAGCAGAGCATTGACTTGGAATGCAACCTATACAGTTATTGGCGTAACTTTGCCAACAGCAACAACAATCAACAAAACAACGTATGTAGGTTGTATTTACAACGCTAACAATACACGTTGGGATGTGATAGCAGTAACCACACAGGCATGACCATGAAAATTGACTTTTCTTTTTCATCTCAGTACGGCACATTTTCAGATGCTTTGCATTTGCCTGACGATCATGCGTTTACAGATGCTGAGATTGAGGCAATGAAACAGCAAAGGTTTGATAACTGGATTGCTGTAATTACTGCGCCTCCTGTTGAAGAAACTCCTATTGAGGAGGTCTAATGGCTGATCGCTATTGGATTCTCGGTACAGGGACTTGGGATAGCACCAATACAGTTAATTGGTCTGCCTCATCAGGCGGGCTTGGCGGTGCGTCTGTCCCTACTGCATCAGACAATGTATTTTTTGACGCAAACTCAAACGTAGGAACTGGCGCATTTACAGTCACTATGGCAAACTCGCCAAGGGTGTGTAATGACTTTACAGCGTCAGGGCTTGATGGATCGATGTTCCTTGCTGGTTCTGGTATTGCATTAACAGTATCAGGCAGTCTTACGTTTCAAGCCACAAACTTTACCCGCCAATATTCAGGCACAACCACATTTAACGCTACGACAACAGGTAAAACTGTAACTACTAATGGCGTTGCTTTTGGTGGGGCTGTTACGTTTAACGGTGTAGGTGGTGCATGGACACTTGGCTCTGCGTTGACAATGGGTTCTACAAGAACCGCTACGTTAACTAATGGCACATTAGACCTTCAATCGTACACATTAAGCACAGGTTCATTTAGTTCAAGCAACTCAAACACTAGAACAATTGCATTTGGCACAGGTCAAATATCTTGTACTGGTACAGGTACTGTATGGACTACGGCAACAGTTACAGGACTGACTACAACAGGAACTCAAGTAGTTAACGTAACAAGTACAGGTTCTACTGCTATTACCGTTAGCACTGGTGCATTATCAGAAGCAAACTCTATCAGTTACAACTTTACTGGTGGAACTTATGCGCTGACATTTTTAGGGAGTACAAGTCATTCTGCAAGAAATGTTGACTTTACTGGTTATGCTGGAACATTAGGAGCATTTGGTAGTTGCCTTATATATGGAAATTTAATTATCTCTACGGGTATGACTTTATCTGCGGGGTCAGGCATACCAACATTTGGCGCAACAAGCGGAACTCAGCAAATAACAACAAATGCAAAAACATTAGATTTTTCACTTTTTTTTAGTGGAGTTGGTGGTACGTTTAGGCTTGAAGATGCAATAACACTTGGTTCTACTAGAAGCGTTACTTTATTAAACGGTACGTTAAATTTAAATGGTAAAACTTTAACTGTTGGCTCTTCATTTGCAATTTCCACAGGAACAAAGAATTTAACCTTTAATGGTGGAACATTAGTCTGCCCAGCCGCCACAACAACTGCATTTAACAACGCTGTTCCCACAGGGTTTACAACAACCGCAGGCACAGGTGTAGGCACGATCTCCATGACTGCCGCAACTGCCAAGACGTTTGTTGGTGGTGGCTCTACGTTTAACTGCACACTAAACCAAGGTGGTGCTGGTGATTTGACCATTACAGGCTCAAACACATTTAGCAACATCACCAATACAACACAACCAGCATCTATCCTGTTTACGGCAGGGACAACCAGCACGTTCACCAATTTCAGTTTGTCAGGTACATCAGGAAACCTGATAACCATTGGCTCTGTAACGGCGGCAAGCCATACGCTATCTAAGGCAAGCGGTACTGTAAGTTCAGACTTCTTGTCTATCAGTAGGTCAACAGCTACTGGCGGGGCAGGATGGTACGCGGGGGCAAACTCCACAGATGGTGGTAATAACTCAGGGTGGATATTTACCGCACCTCCTGCGCCTAGTGCTGGAAACGGCAATTTTTTAATGTTCTTTTGAGGAAACAATGAATCCTGAACTACAAAAGTATTACGAAAATAGATTCGAAATGATGGGAATGGAAGGTTGGAAGGATTTGTGCATAGATATTGACAATATGATAGAGTCACTCAATAATCTAAGCGTTATTCCTGATGAAAAGACCTTGATGTTCAAAAAAGGTGAACTTTCCATCTTGACTTGGCTGAAAACCTTGAAAGAGGTCAGCGAACGAGCCTACGAGGAATTGAATGAAAAGAATGTTTGATTTTGCCTGTGCAAACGGGCATAAAACCGAAAGACTTGTTGATTATGAGACAACAGGTTTTAAGTGTGAGTGCGGAGAAACAGCCAACCGTACTCTATCTGCTCCAAACTTCAAGTTAGAAGGGTGGTCTGGTTCTTTTCCATCAGAGCATGGAAGGTTCGAGAAAAAACACCTAGATCAACTGAAGTGGGAGCAAAAGCACAACTCATAAGCAGAAATGCCGAGTTGAATGTCCTAGAACCGATAACGGCAGGAAAAGGAAAAATATGTTGATTGACAATGAAGATGAGTCGCTAAGTGAGTTAGATGCAGTTGAGCAAAAGAAGCAACTACCTGAAGTAGCACCCTTGTCCGAGATGCCTGAGAAATACAGGCAAAAATCTTTGGAAGAAGTGGTCAAAATGCACCAAGAAGCTGAGAAGCTAATTGGAAAGCAAGCGCAGGAAGTTGGGGAAGTGCGAAAGCTGGCAGATGAACTTATCAAGCAAAACCTCTCCTCTAAGCAACAACCTATTGAAAAAGAGCCAGAAGTAGATTTTTTCGAGAATCCACAAGAGGCAGTTCGTAGGACTGTTGATAACCATCCTGATGTACTTGCGGCTCGCCAAGCGGGTCAAGATTTCAAAAAGATGCAGATTCAGCAAAAGCTGGCGGCAGAGCATCCTGATTTTGGTCAGATTGCTCAAGATACAGACTTTGTGAATTGGGTGAAATCTTCACCTATTCGCCTTGGTTTGTATGCAAAAGCTGATGGTGAGTTTGATTACGACAGTGCAAACGAA